GATTTCTCCAGCGCACCGAAGAATGTCCCTGGCGGAACGCTGAATCGCCGCGATGAAAACTCGCGCTCGATGTCGTCTATAGACTGATTGGAATTAGCCATTTCTCGCTCACGGGCGCGATCCCACAGCTTCAATTCGTCGTCTGTTTCGATTCCATACCCGCCATTGGTCAGGTCAGCCTGCAATTTCAGCCTCAACATGTTCAGCATGTCGGATGTGTAATCCTGCTCGTTGAAGCTGAACACATCACTTGGTGGCGTCAACGTGGAGCCTGACGGGGCGACTGCCGTGAAGTCGATAGTCGGCAGGTTTGGGGTGGTCGGGATATGTATCTCATCAAGGTCAGGAAGTGGGCCGAAACTTGCGAAGCTGATGTCTGGGCCGTTTCCTATGGTAGGCGCGGTAAATTCTGGTGCGGCGCCGAAACCCTTGTCCGGGAAAACCAGTTTCGGCGCAACGCCTATATCCATTGTCTGAGGTTTATCAGTAAAGTTGTCGAGTGATACCTTGTCAGGCGCCGTGAACCCTGGTATTTCTGGAGCTACCGGAGGCGTAGCGTCATCCGGAAAACTGAATTGAGGGCGAATAGGAACGTCCTTGCTGATGTTGTCGATATACTGCTTCACAATATCGACATAACCGAACTTTGCCCATTCGCTGTAGTCTTGCGGATCAATACCGCGGTAAGCAAACTCACCCATGCGGTCTATAAGGCTTTGCGCATCATGCACCCATCCATCTGCATACCTGGTGGAATCATTGATAATCCCCGGAACGTCTGACGCCATGACAATGCTCCAATGAAAAAAGCCCACCTGGTAGTGAGCTTCTGAATTGAAAAAACCGCTTGAGAGCGGCTTTGTTTTATATATGTGTTACCAAAGGCGACGGCGGCCTGGTGTCTATAATTGTTCCGTCATTTAGTAAAACCATACCAACAGCTAAAGTTTTATGTAATGTAGAATCCGTCTGTGCTATCTCTTTCATCGTGTATTGACCACTTTCTTTTTCTGCCTTGAAGTGATGAACTTTTCCTGCGTATAAACATATAGCCTCAAGTTCGGCAATTGGTAATAAAGACGCTTGTCCTTGGGACACCACTGGAAAATTACCGTTGTCGAAGTAATACATAGCATCTTCGAAAGCGAATAGCGCCTTGCCGTCTCCAATGATTGCGACGCCTAAATAGAAGTTGTTGTAGTGGTTGATGTCTTCTCCAACCACAAAATCAGCGCCATTGTCGAAATAATGCATAATGTATTTACTGGTGGAAGAATTGTATCCACCCCATATCGCCTTGCCTTCCCCTATGACTGTTACGTTGTAGTAGTTGAAGTAGTCTTCTCCAACCACTGAATCAGTACCATTGTCGAAATAATGCAGAACGTATTTAATGGCGGAATTGTTTTGCTCCAACCATAATACCTTTCCGTATCCAATTACTGTTACGTTGAAGTCGTTGTAGTGGTAATAGTATTCTATGTTTTCTATAACCACTGAATCAGCGCCATTGTCGAAATAATGCAAATCTTGTTTACCGGTGGAAGAATTGTATCCCCACCATATCGCCTTGCCGTCGCCAATGGCTGTTACGTTGAAGTCGCTGTAGTAGTAAAGGTAATCTGCGTATTCTCTAACCACCGAATCAGCACCATTGTTGAAATAATGCAGAACTGGTTTACCAGAAGCATTGTATTCCCACCATATCGCCTTGCCGTCGCCAACGACTGTTATGTTGAAATAGTAGTCTAATACTTCACCAATAACTGCCGAATCGGTGCCATTGTCGAAATAACGCAGAACTGATTTGCCGGAAGATGGATTGTATATAAACAATATCGCTTTTCCGTCTCCTATGGCTGTTGTGTTGTGATTGTAATATTCGTATTCCTCAATCACCGAATTAGTGCCATTGTCTAAATAATGCAGAGTGCCTTTACTGGTGGAATAATTGTATTCCCACCATATCGCCTTGCCGTCGCCAATGACTGTTACGTTTATGTTGTAGTATTCTCCTTCCGCAGCCAACGAATCAGTACCATTGTCGAAATAATGCAGAACGTATTTACCGAAGGATTGATTCCCCCACCATATCGCCTTGCCGTCTCCTATGACAATTACACTGAATTCATGGTTGTAGTAGTCTTCTACAACCACAGAATAGGCGCCATTGTTGAAATAATGCAGAACGTCTTTACCGGTGGAAGAATTGTATCCCAACGATAGTGCCTTGCCGTCACCAATTGACACGATGTATTTGTATGGTATTTTTTTAATGTCTACAGGCGTTAAAAATATCTTCTTCCCTTTGTTTTTCACCAAACAATATGCCATTCCACCTAACAACGTTGCTGCTTGATAGCGGCCACCGATTACTATTTTACGAGCGAATGCTTTTGCCTCACCAACCATCATTGATAATGATCTTGGCCGTAATTTGAAAGAAAGAAGTCCTTTGTTTCCAGGTATCCACGATAGCGGATTAGATATGCCAAGTATTTTGTATAGCGGTGGTATCACACGCGCCTCGAATATGTTTCAGCCACAACCTCCAGCGCATCCAATTCCATATCCGATCCGACAGTGTTGGAAATGCTGAACTGGTAATAGCGCGACTTCATGCCGCGCCCCAGGTCGGCTTTGTGCTGGCGCATGGTCGTACTGTCTTCCGGGTGTATGTCGTAGTCGTAGGCTTCGTGTTCATCCATTTCCACCGTCAGCGTTACCGGTTCGGTGGACTGGCAGGATAGGTAGGCATCCGTCAGGCGCTTCATGCTCTTGGCGCCGAAGTCAGACTTGCCGGTTGTGATGCTGGAATGAATTTCAGCCCCGTTGTCGCTTGATCCGTCCAGGAAGAACAGCCCTGACGCGCTCGCGCCGATCATGCGCCCGTTGAATTCCACCATTGAATTGAACTGATATCCCTGATACTCGGAGATTGCGCCTGTCTTGAGGTTCATCGCCATGACATGCCATTGATCAGCATTGCCCACCGTTCCTGTGATGAACGCCGTCATCGGCTTGAGCTTGGCGTCTATCGCGCCATAATAGGCCAGATACCCTGTGAATGACGCAGATATCAAGCCGAGCGTGGCGCCGATGCTTCCGCCGACCCCTGTCGCGCCGATTATCTCTCCGGACATGGCCGGCAACATGGCGCCGATCTGGCCGATGATTCCTTGCACGCCATTCATGCTACCAGACGGAACAGGAAGCTCTGCATCAATTGCACCGGTAACGCCTGTCTGCCCGGTGACGCTACCGGAAATCGCTGGAATCGTTGCGTCAACCGAACCGGACGCGCCAACGTAACCATTGACCTGTGCCGTCAGGAGTGGCAAAACCGCATCGAAGCTCTCTATCCCTCCGGTTATCTGGCTGGTGATTCCCGGAAATGTGGCGTCAAGCGATCCTGTTATGCCAACAAGGACGGCGATGGAAGACTCCATGCGCGGAAGGGTGGCGTCAAGCGAGCCTGCGATACCTATATCGCCAGTGATAGAGCCTGTGATAACCGGCAATGTGGCCGACAGACTGCTGGAAAACGCGGGATTTATTGAGCCGCCGACTACCGCTGCGCCGCCAACCGTTACCCCACCACTGGCAACATAGAAGTCATCACGTACAGTAGCCGCACCTGTAACATTCACTCCGCCATTACCGAACACCGTCAGCGATGTAACGTTGTAGCTTGCATCAATCGCAGCGCCGCCAACCTTCACGCCTCCGCTTCCAGTCATTACCAGCGGCCCGCCAATGTATGCCAATCCGCCGATCTTAACCCCACCGCTCGCCGTCATCGAGTACGTTGACGGGCCTGATTCCCCGAGCAGGATTTCTGGCAGCACTAGGCCGTTGATCTTGAATGCGCCGAACTGTACCGACGGCAGCGCAAGCCCGACAATCGAAGAGTAATACCCGAACTGGAACGACGGCAGCCTGACGCCGTTGGCCGATGTCTTTTGTCCGAACTGGAATGAAGGTAATGTAAAGGACATGGTTTAACTGAGCGTGAGAGTTGCTTCTGTCAGGGTTACGGGATTCCCTGACGTGATGGTCAGATTATCAAGGATGAAATCTGCCGCAGAAGTGCCAACCGAACCCTGAATGGTAAAAAGACCATTCACCCAGCGAACATAACCGGCTGTTCCGCTCGCGGTTGCGTTTGCCGATATGTTAGTGGTGAGCATTGAGGCGCCGCCCGACGCCGCCCCCCACGGAGAAGTCGAGCCGGTCGGTATGGTCGCCAGCAACGTTCCGGTTGCTGCCATGTCGGCATTGTCTGGCGCCGCCCCTGAATACACCAGAATTGACCCATTGATTCCCATCTGCATCGCCGTACTGATGACGCCAGCAACCAATGATGCGAGACGATTCACCACGTCAGAATTGAGTTTCAGCGTGCCGCCATTGTTATATGGCATCTTCACATCAAGGTTTGTGACCGTTATCGGAGAGCCGGATGAGGCGGATAGCGACGATAGAATACAACCAGCTCCTGATCCGGACAGCCCTACCGTGGTGTCGATATCTGCATAATTAGAGTAATTCCTGATTCTGGCGAACCCGATTGTTCCAGTTGCTGTAGCGTTTGCAGATGCTGGTGTAACCAATTTGCAAACCCCACCAGATGCCGCAGAATACTTACCGTTCAACACGATTGTTGCGGAACTCACGAGCAGCGATCCTGCAGGTGCTGTGCCAGGATCGGATGGCTGTGCTCCGGTGTAAAAATCGACGGAATAACACAGGCTAGACAACGCTGTCGATCCAACAATCGCGTTGACTAGCGGGTTAAGGAAATATTGTGAGCTGAAAGTTGTAGGCATGGTTTACGCCTTCGACAGGGTTATTTTTGGCGTGATCTTGATGGTGTCTCCGGTGTTCTGCACCACCTTTGCGGCGCCAAACAACTCCGAATACAGCAGCGTTCCGCTTACCGCGCCAACCACGTAGTAACCGTACACCGTAACAGCGGTTCCAGAAGTGAACGTCCATGTCTGTTCAGGGTAGGAACCCTCTGCGGCACCACCATTCTGCGCGATAGACCAGTTCGCTTTTGCCAGCGTCTTCGCCGCATATCCTAACGTGGACATTTCGGTATAGGTTGATGCAACGTCTGTATCTGCTGGCGTCACGTTATTCACGAACAGTTTGAGCGAGAAGTCCTCCTGGGCATTGAATCCCAGCGCCATGCCTAGCAGCATGTTCTCGCCTACGCTTGGAACAAGCAATGTCATGGTATTCTCCCTTTAAGCTGTGGGCAGCGTGAACTGACCATCATTGATGGTGAGCGGAGCGCCAGCAGCGAATGATGTCGATGTCAGGTTCATGTCAGCACCAGAAGTTCCGACCGTTCCGTCCACACGGCATGCGGTGGTGCTACTCGCCGTGCCGGGATCGGTTGCCTCATGCAAGCGAAACCAGGACGCCGTGCCGGTGGCAAGCATGGACGTGCACGACCATTTTTCTGCCGAAGCCTTCTTCAAAACCCCGCCGGTAGCGCTGGCGTCGAAGTGTATGCCAAGCGAAGCGCCGTCAGAATATACAGTGGCGAGCTTCACCGCGCCAGAAGGCGGAGCATCATCCGCTGCAGCAGGGCGGGAGCCAGAGTAAATATCAATGAATCCACCAGCGAACAACGTCTTGAACGGCGACGTATCCATGAGCTTGTTGACCGTACCGGTCGAGAGACGAAGGGACATTTCATAACCTCCAAATAAAAAAACCCGCGATCAGCAGGCGTAAAAAAACCCGCCGAAGCGGGTTTGGGAAACTTGTTACTTGCTACCTAAGCGCGGCCACATACTGGTTCATGCCTGGTTTGATGCGCGCTACCGCGGCGCCGTCATGCGTTACAGGATAGACGTATCTGTCAACGGTGATGTTTTGGAACGACCCCCCGTCTCCGATTACGCAAATTCCTTTTTCAGACGCGAACACGCCAACGATTCCTTGCAGTCCTGACAGCACCATTGAGCCATCCACATAGGCCAGGGTATTCGGTATAACGCCATAGCTGGCCTTCTTGTCATGTTGCGCCTGGGCGATGTCGTCACCGGCCAGGAACACGATGGACTTTTCGGTTCCAATGAACACGCCGCCCTGGACTGGCGCAACCATGTTGATGCGAGAATCGAAAGTGTAGGACTGTCGCACCGGGTCGAAGCGCTGGAAATACAGGTAATCAGAATACAGCAGGAACTCGTGGACGGCTATCAATGCATGGCCGTTGAACATGGAAACATGCTCTCCGTATGGCGCGTGCTGGTAGAACTGCGTTTGCAGCGTGATGCCTAGATTCACCGCGTCGCCAGCGTAAATGGCGCTTGTCGCGCTGTTCGGTATCTGGAGCGCAAGGTACATGGATTTGCCGTCCGGCGCCGTCACGTAGATGCGTTTCATATCTATGCTTGAATCGGCAGAAACCGGTATGTCGTAGAACTCGATCCCGCCGACTGTCTCAATGACGCCAGAACCGCCCGTTCCAGATTCCTCGCCATCGTTCCGAAGGAACGTAAGTGCGAACTGGTACGTACCTTGAGGAAGCAACCCGTCGAATTTGCGCGCCATTGGCTGCTCATTGGGCGGTGTGATGCCCCATTGCGTGACAGTGCTTCCATCCGTGACAAACGACCGCGATCCGTCTGAAAGGTAAACTTTACCGTTGATGCCCTGATAGGAAACGCGATTTCCTGATACGCCTGCCAGCAGAACGCTCGAAGTGAAGTCAGGGCGAAGCACCATCAGGTTTGTCCCGGAGACATAAAGGCAGTATTCGCCATTCGAGAACAGCGAATGCGCCGATCCGGTGGATAATTCAGAGAAGCCTGGGCGTCGAACAACGCGCTTGCTGTCGTCGATGTCAACGTTCACAGCCGATGACAATTCAGAAATACCGATACGATAGTCTGGTACAGTATTCCTGATGCCATCGAATCCTGTGAAATCAATGCTTGGCATTACTTCTTCTTGCCGTTGGCAGAAAGTTTCTGGAACTTCTCGGCGCCGTATTTCTTGCGTCCAATAGCGGCGGCCAAAGCATCCGGATCATCCACGCCTTTATTAGCCAGAGCTTTTTCAAGCGAAGCGAAGCGCTTACCTGAACCTAATTTTGGTTTTGCCATTTTGAGTCTCCTTGGTTATGAATATCCCACTCTCTCAGCGCGTCGATACGCGCCCTGCACTGCTCGTAGAGGTCTGCGGCATCGACGATCCAGGTTGCAACGTCGGTGTCCGTGCTGTCGTTGGTATTGGGGGGAGCGGCGGCATGGGCTGGAGCAACGCTGCCGGAGGATGAGGGCAACTTGACACCGAAAGCGGGGGATTGCTGGAGCAGGCCGCGAGCGTCAGCAGACAGGCAAGTGCGGCCAGTAGTAGCGGTTTTGATGTCATTTCGGAGTCTCCGGTTGGTAGTTTCTAGGTCAGTTAGGCGAGCATCGCGCTCGGCCAGCGCCTGATCGGCGGCATGACTTGCCGTTTCAATACGGCGCTGGGTTTCTTCGGCGGCGGCGGTTTCGCGCTTGGCGATATCGGCTTTGAGCGCTGACACCTCAGCTACCTTTGCGCGGTGCTCAGATGTGTAACCGTAAGCCACGCCCAAAGAAAATAGCAGCGCGGCGGCGATGAGTGGTAACGGGTTCAAGGCTGTTCTCCTACACACATTTTATATTCTGCCTGGCGGCGCTTGGTAAGCCCAAACGATTCCATACCACCAGCACGATTCCATTTCAGCAATTCTTTGCACGCACCGGAATAATCTGGCGGTGTCTGCTTGAGCTTCTTCACTAGCGAGGAATGACAAGCATTGCCCACTCCGACGTTATAAGTCCACGAAACATAAGCGTCCCATTCTCCCTTGCTAAGAGGCACACCGCCGATGCACCCGGCCAGCCCTTTAGCGTGAGCGTCTGCATCGCGCTGGAGGTTTATCACCGCACGCACTGGATCGGTTCTATCTCCACGCTTAATAGGGCCGGATGCGGTTTGGGTCGTGCCAAACCCTATTGTCTGCACCCCCACGCCATCGTCGTAGGCCGCGCCACGGTAGCCCTCATAAGCCGCAAGCGATGCGACTACAGCCGCAGTTGCGCCGATGGTCTTCCATGTCGATGCAGGAATGCGCGGTTGGTCAGTCATCGTCGTCGCCAAGTGTCTTTGGCTGACGCACCAGGCGAGAAATCACTACCGCAATGGAAAGCGCCACTGTCAAAAACGCGAACAAACGTGGGTCAATCACCCCCATGAATACAGGCATAGCAATGAACATACCATTTAGCGCCGCCGTCAAAAGTGCGAAGCGCACGCTCCAGGCGTGTATTAGAAGATTCTTCCAGTCGGCGTAGAGTTTCATCGCGCCTTATCCTTCGCGTCGTGCACCTTAACCCACGCGCTTATATCACTGACATCTTTCTTGATAGTGACGATCTCGTTAAATGCGAAACTTATGAGCACAATGGCAATGGCTTGGATACCCCCAAGCAATCTCGCCGCCACCCGCCACATCCCCTTGCCTTGGTTCAGCAGCAATTGCTCTCGTTCTGTGTGGGCCTCATAAGCCGTCAAGTGGTTGTCGAGTTTTTCCGCTACTTCGTTGATGATATGAGTGTTGGCGATCAGTGATTCGTTTATCTGCTGGAGGACGATCAGAAACGCGCGGTCTTTCGGATCGTTGGCTTGCTCAATAAGAACAAGAATCTTGTCTTGTGACACGTCAGTTGCCCTTCTATTATGTAGTTCTTTCATTGCCGATACTAATACCATCAATAGTAGATGTACTTGTCTAGGGCCACGGTTTCAGTCAGTCCTTGAGTATCAGTCATAATTACCTCGTAATAATATGTGCCATCAGCTTGCGTTGCTTGTGACAACGTTGGGGTGAATGTGACTTGGCCGTTTGTGGCGGGGGTAACTATTGTTCCAGTCAGCGAATACAACAAATTGGCGCCGAGCGAGTCAGGAGCTTTATCGGTGGTGACGTTCATCACGAAGCTGCACCCCGTGATGTCGATCGGCAAATTCGTTGACGAGCTAATAATTGTCAGCAAGTCCTTGTGCGTATTGCCGCGCCTGCGTCTGATAACCGCCATGTTGTGTGCTCTCCTAAGAAGAAATAGGCCCTTGTGAAACGGCTATGGTTGTTGTGTCTGGGACATAGACAGCAACAACTGTGTCGCTATTATATAGGCCGACATGTGTGGTGGTTTCGTTGACTACGGCAGAGACAGATAAGTCATTTACTACGGCAGAGACAGATAGATCATTTACCACGGCAGAGACAGATTGATCGTTGACCGTCCCAACGGCGTCGTGAACCAAGATACTTCCGCCGCCAGTTTTCGGGTGAGTGAGTAAATCCCATGCCGTTCCAGTAGTTAAACTGGATGATGCCAGAAGATAATCCCAAGCGTTCATTTCGTGTATGCCCAAAAGGCTGCCGCAATATCTGCCGCTGTGGGGCCGCCAGCACCGACACTGGTAACTGCGTATGCGGCAGATTGTGTGCGTTCAATATATGCCCCTGGTACGGGGTTGATTGTGCAGTCCAAGTTGCCGCCACGTATAACCCAATTCCCTGCTGGAAATTGAAGCGTCCATCCATTGATAAAAGCAACTGCGGGGAATACGGCCCCGCCACCCAGGTTGACTTCTTTATACGTATGAATTGGCGGGTAGATTATAGCATCCGACAAGTATTCGATATCGCGTAACGCTAGGTGAAACGCCACCATATCCGTAATGGAGGCGTCCGAATGTACTATCCGGTTCGCAAAGTCTACCGTGAGAGACATTTTGTGCCTTAAACGTCAGCATTGCGGATAGCGTTAACCGAGCCGCCAGTAACAGTTACCGGGAATGTTGTCTCGAAAGGCACAATGGGCGATGCACCGCCGTTACGGACACGAACGCGCGCCGTAAAGTCGGCCACATAGTTAAATGTCCCGCTCGATTCCGATGTTTGCGAGGTCTGTTTGTCGATATATGGGAACCATACCGCTGCCGCAGAGTATCCACCAGTCGGGATCGCGGGTGACAACCCAGACACGGCTGTACCCGAGATTCCGGTGTAGGTATGCGGGTTATTCGCAATGCGAATATACCCTGCGCCAGTAGTGACATCACCCGCAGGAGCGCCGGATAGCGTTAGCGTGGTGCTAGAGGCACTTCCAGTACCTGTGATGCCGGTGGATGTGTTGAACCCACCGGAGCCATTGTCTTTACCTATGAGGATATAGTCAGTAGACATCAAATTACCGGCGGACACAGCGATAACGTTTGGCGGTACAACCGGTGTTCCATCATCACTTACCAGTTGGTACGCCTGTAAATCTGCGCTGTGCAGGCTGTTTACATCTATCCACCAGCCTTGAGCAACGAAAAACTTGCCACCTGATATCTTGCCAAAGGGTGCTTCTTGGATATCGTTATATGCTGCATCCAGTTTCCGGTATTGCCACCCCGCCACACCGTTCAGCGTGGCCGTGCTGTTTTCATGGCAGGACCACTGCAAAGCCTGATACACCTCAGTCAGCCGCAGTGCACCAGTCCAGGAAATCGTGCCTTTATATAACTTTGTTACGTTTCCAAGCGTTTTAGTAACAGAACCGAAGGTAAGTGTTACAACACCCGCTGGCGTTGTAGAGGTGACAGTATTTGCGCCACCGGTGTAATTTCCTACGGCCCTGGAAATATTGCCGTCAGCCGACACAGATAATGCCGCCACCTGTTCGGAACCGGCGGAACAGTCTACGTCGAAGTGGCTGAATGCATAACCCCACTCTCTGGATAGTACGGTAACAATGCCAGAGTTGATTAGATTGCCTGCTGTCTTAACCTTAAACAACGCCCTAATCGGCCCGGCAGGCCACCACTTGGTGCCAGAATTGTACTTGGCGCCGTTCTGGACAACATAGTGACTGCGGCCAGTCAAACCAGAGCCGATAGTATTGATGCCGGTATATAACTCCGCCCCACTTCCTTGCTCAATGGAACCAAAGTTAAAGCGCTGGCTCGTTAAGGAGTCAATGTTGACGCCGTTCAGAAGCGTCAGAGCCGACGGCCTGAGCGCGTTTCGCTTACCAGCAAGCTCCGATGGAACGGCGCCTAAGATAGAGACGTTATCGTCAGCGATTACATTCGGATTACCTGCGAGTTGTTGTAGCCACGCATGTAGATCGAGCACCGAATAAACGGACGTTCCCGCTACACTGCGCAAGTCCCCGTTTGTGGCTATACTAAAATCTGTTGCGTTTATAGACACAGTGTCTTCTCCTAATCAAGCTGTTGGTCGATATACAAGCTGGCCGATCCTACGATTGCCATCTGACG